GGTCTTTTATCATACCCGGTGTTGCTTAGAAGCAATTCAGCATCTTATGGCTGATTTGAAGGCTTTTCCACATAGGAACAGTTCGTCCTATCTAAGCAATCAGTATACATGAATGACCATGCTGAGTACTGAATTAAGAATACTCACTTGTAGTACATAATTGTCTATGCTGAGTTACAAGCTTATACAATCCTATTTGTATTAAGAATTGTGACTTTATCGGAAAGTATTAGTTGGAGAGCTTATCTGCTCGTTAGAATACACCTTTGGTAAATCGCCATATCCAAAGGACCAACTAGATCTCTTTCGCTAATTATTATCCAGGGTTAGAATCCTCATACCCTGTTTACATAATATCCATTCTTTCCCTCTTAAGGGAGGCATAAGTGTAACCTCATACGGTTACCATAGGGACAAACCCGCTTCCGGGCTGTATATGGTCCTATATTCTTGGAATACTTATCCTGGGATACAGGCATATATGCGTTAGTAGAATCCGCACATACGCTTTCGGTAATAAATCCTCCGAAATTTTATTATGTAAATAATAAATAACTACTTATCGGCTAAGAATCCGATAAACTTCATTATCTAACAGTTCTTAATCTGTTAAATAATCGAGTGACGCTTCGCGCTGAAGGCATGACAAAATCATCTCGAGGAACTTGATTCAAGACATCAGTACGAATACTGAAAAGTCTTTCTTCAAGATCAAGATATTTTTGTCAGAACTCCTGAAGCTCCTCAGAATCCAAGAAGAAAACACGTCTCATTAAAGCAACCCGTAGATCTGATATCTCTACCATGATCACCCTTGCTTTAGAGAAAGTTTCCTTTCTAAGTGGCTCATAAATCACTTGATGAACCGCTCTGAAAGTATTTCCATCTTGTTTTCTGATAGCTTCAACAGCGCTATCTTGCTTTTTCTGTCCCCCAGAAATACCCATTAAACGATTGGGTAGGGCATTCCAGGCAACAGCTTTTTGAGATTTTTTATGCAAGGCATAAAGCATCTCTATCAAGGTTATCGCGACACTAGTCACGTCCAAGGGGTATTTCATCGAGTTTAGAGATGAAATAGATAACCACTCTACAAGGTTCTTTGTAGGCAGAGCTCCCCATGGAGATCTTAATACAATTATCATATGGCGCAATCGACGGGAGAGACTTGTTAAAGGTTTTTGGACCATAGACAAAGTTTTATGTCTATAACCCATTAACGTTAATAAATCTGCTATTCTAATTGGTCTCTTACGAGGCCAATTACTCATTACAGAAAAATTAACTTTAGAAACAAGTAATTCCCCCATTGAGACTGGTGAACAATCACCTCTCTGTGTCATGAATCGCTTTGCGAATTCAAGACACCCCGCCCGTGAAAGCAGGGATTTCGAAAGATTAACTTTCACCCCAAGTTCACGACATATGATAAGGTATTCGTCTACAATACGTCGGTTACGTGCTGCAGAGTCATCACCAAGGACCGCGTATTCATTGAACCATCTGAAGGTCGGAATTTCTCCCGACCTTCAGGCTGCTCACTGTCACAAGAAGTGATGTGTCAATGCTAGGCTCGCCCAACTACTTAGAGCACCCATTGGTTGCCCAACTGAGTACGTAATTGGTTTCCCAGCAAAGAAATAATCACGTGATACAAGCAGATGTGCCCAAGAGTAAGCAAAGGAAGATCCAAATCTTTCCTTTAGTAATGCTATCTGCAACTTGATAGGTAATCTATCAGTGGCTGCAGACATATCACAGCTACCTATAAACTTATCTACAGATCTACGACTAAGATCCATTAAGTTATTTATAGGTTTAACTTGCTCAAAGGTACCATCTTGAGGAAGCGACCTCAAGATAGTAAAGATCCAAGAATGAAGTGGTTTTAAAGCTCACTGAGTTATTGGATCAACAATCGCTATAATACGGATTTTACCAGCAGCCTCAAAAAGTGAGACAAGCCTACCAAATTTCAACGGTACAGAGATTTTTCCAAGAAGAGGAACATCCGTAATATACGAATGATGTAAAATTCCTTTCATGGTTAAAATATCTCCAATGTTGGGTAGGCTGAATTTATCGGGAATATATTTACTCCAAGGAATGACACTTCCTTCACCAATTACATTAGGTGAATATTTGTCTAACCCCTTGAATAGTATATTAAGATCAGGATAGAGCTTTGGTAGAATCATCATCATCGCTCTAAGAAGATCATTTCCCTTTCGTCAAGATTTCCCTTGAAGGATGTTTACCAACTTTCCATTAACGAATTTCTTTTCAGCAAATAAGCGTAGTGCCAATGTTCTTCATTGTCAAACACTTCTAATTACTGAAACAAAACCCGTTCCAGGAAGTTCATCCTTTTCCGAGATATCCACTGACACTTTTTGAGTTAGAAAAGGTTTTCCAAGCTCTAGGTCCCGTTTAGTGGATGGTGCGAGTCTCTCTAAGTGTTTTCAAAAAATTGAAATATACTCACAGATCTCTTCAGTCATCATAAACGACCCTTTGTCTGTTATGGTTGACAAATCTGGTTTTCCATAAGGACACTCTAAGTAACGATAAACGTTAAATAGTGAGAGTCAAAGAGTGATACATTGAGTATCACCTTTTCTAATTCTTGATCTCTCTAAACGAGGGATCAATCTGGGTAATCCTTTCCGTGTACAGGAAACTGCAACCCCTCCGACCTTACGGCCATCATAGGTTGCATCATTCCTTGCTACATATTGCTGTAGCAAGACGGAACAGGTCTTTAAATATTTTACAAGATGTCCTAGACCTGAACATCTGGCAATCATGAAACATTTAAAAGAAAAATGTTTCAAGATACGAACTGTACTTTTTGTGGGAGCCTTCGCTGAGACTAACCTAAAGAGGAATAAACCTCAATTGATTAGTCCACGACCCCCTTTTACGGGGATCAGACCACTTAATAGTGTTCTTTGTTTTTCCATAAGTTGACTGAAAAGTTCAAAGCTCTTCAAATTATCAAATTTAAAATTGCTTGTCACTTAAAAGTCTTTATAGAAAAACGGTTCATGTATGAAAGTAGAGAGGGTAACTCTCAAGTTCTCACCGTATCGTACTAGAAGGAAACTTCTGGCGCCCATTGGTAAATGGGAGATTGTCTTCATTAAGGCATTTTATTTCAAGAATAACTTGATCCTTAATGGTTCCGCAGTATCACACATACATCTAAGGCTATTTATCTTAGAGACCGCTTACTTCAGGTCAGTAAACGTATGTATATCCTATTATCGCTACTCTATATCTCAACTTGATAAATATAGAATATTTCGCTAAATAATAGTGCTGTGATTTATTACTGGAAGCTCATCTAGTAGTATAAGGCTCAAAAATGATCATATCCCCTCTACAGTCACCAATAGTACCTCCACAAATTTCATGTAGGAGTATTAAGTCTTTTCATTATCAAGTAAAAGACATCTATTGACAAACTGTTTTTCTACAATACTTTAACTTAAGTTTCCAGGTATTGCCCAGATAATCATGAGGTGTGAGCACATAACTACCCTTTAAACGGCGAAGAGAAGGGACATCAATAGATTTCCCGGAAACGTACATTAAAGAACCGCAGTTATGGCAATGAACATTACAAAGTCTTCTGTTTTCCAAGAACTAGAAGTAGTTCTTCCCAAAATCTCACTGAGCAAGATTCCGTTGGCATTTAAACCAGAAGGATTCCTAGGAGGAGCAGCAGGTCGCCTTACAAGGCAGACAATAAAGTCAAGGCTAGAGTATAGTTACTCTGCCAGCCAACAAAGGCCCCTGACTGTGTAATCTTAGATCCCTGTGGTATAAACCCCACGGACATCCAACACGTGAGTGTTCTTAGGTTGTGATACATAAATTTCTATGCTGAGTCACTACCATATACTCACATGGAGTTTTGAACCTAAGAAACCAACCCATATCACCGTTCTATGCAACTAAAACAGTAACTTAGGATTGGAGGTAGACACAGTCATGTGTTTCCACCCTTTGTAAACTGGGTTTGCATATACCCACCTTGCCGCATGTATCAGTAATACCTAATTATTATAGGAACTATACAGAGAGGCATACGGTGTAATGTGTGCTTAGGGTACAACCCTATTCTTAGAAGCAGGCGATTAAGCCATATCTCCTTGGGAATAGAGTGCATCACAGAATGCACAAGTTCCTGAGAATGAACAGACGAGCTG